ACTTCCAGGCTGTCGCCCGGGCTGCCCAAGATGTCACCAATCAGGAACTTGCCGCGCTTGACCTTGCCAGCGGGGAACAGGCCCATCAGCACTGATTCGAGCCGACCGAGCAAAGCGGCACGGACCTCATCCCGATCGGATGGCTGGTGTGTAGACACCGGCTGCAGCGCAACCGGTGCATCGTCATTGAAATCCAGGCCCGGTGGCCCGGCTGGGGGATAGATGTGTTCTTCTTCTGTGTTCATCGATTCGCGTTCCAGCAACGCTCTGCCCAAGCGCAGAACTTGCATTCAAAGTGGGTGGATTCGGCAAAGCTGCGTGGCAGCAGTTCGCCGGCTTCGGTAGCCTGGATGACCTTGACGGCCCGGTCGGACATGCGTTGGGCTAGCCCCGCATCGAAGGGGATGAGCTCGGCGTAGATTTCCATCGTGTCGGCGTTGACCGCCGTGAAGAGCGCGGGATGCTCGTGCAGGGTCAGGTAGCTCTGGTAGACCGCGATCTGGGCGGCATAGACGGGTTTGGCCACGGCCAGCTTGTACTTTTGCAGCTCGCGCCAGGACTTGGCGCCCAGGCACTTGTTTTCCCAGAGCGCCGGGTAGGCAAAGCCTTCCGGGCCGCCCACCAGCACGCCATCGACGTGTCCACGCAGACGGCCCTGGGCCACGCTGAAACCGAACTGCCGACCATCGGCATCCTCGGTTTTAAGGATGAAGCCGGCCATGCGCAGCCAGCGGATGACCATGGTTTCGGTCTGATGCCCACGCTCGAAGATGCGCAGTAACCGGCCCGAGAACCCTTTACCGGGGTCCACCGGTGCCTGCGCATACTCGAACTGCAACTGCCGCTCGCACGACACGCCCAGGCGGGAGCCGCCCAGGTATTGGCGCGCCGGTGTGGCATCACGCTCTTGCTCCAGAGCGAGATCCACCAGCGCCTCGATCTGGCCGGAGAGACTGGCCGATGCGTTGAAGTCCAGCATCAGGGTGTCTCCCAGGGCAGATCGCTTTCCAGGTCCGCAAACGGATCGTCGACCGTGGGCTTCAAGCCACGCACCGGCGGGTACTTGGCCTCGGCATGGTGGGCCACCATGGACTCGGTATAACGGGTGACGATCGCGTCAATTACCCGCAGGGCTTCCTTCTCGGAGTAGGCACCCAGGGGCTTGTCGAATCCGATGTCACCGGCCGCCTCGCCGAAGGCGCGCAGGCAGGAACGCATAGCCGAGCGCTCAATGTCTGTGGCATCAATCATCTCGACCTCTTGGTTGAACCGTTGTGCATCGACCCAGTTGCCGTACATCCGATGAAAGACGTCCTGACACTGCCGGCTGCAAAACACCCAGTCCAGCGGGTAGCGCTTGGCATCCCCTATCGGGTGGCGGTTGTCGGTGTGTCCCAGCCCGCGCGCCTGGCGCGAGCACACCCAGCATTTGCCTCGCATGCATGTCGCCCTCCTCACTGAGCCCAGGTAGGTTTGCCGGTGGGCACCACAGGGCGCGCCTGTGGGACGGGCTGCGCATAGGCGGGGGTGGGTTGTACCGGGGCACCAGAGTGGCCACCACCGCCCCTGTGGCCGCCTCCTGCGGGGGACATGCCTGTCAAAGGCGCGTAGTCTTTGTGATCCGGCTCGATAGCGACCTTGACCACGTTGCGGTCCTCACCCTTGCCGTCTTTTTCGACATCAACGCGGGCCAGGAACTCGATACCGTCCAAATCGGCAAAGCTGTTGATGCGACGGGCAGCTGCCGCTTGGGGCGAGTTGTCCTGGGGCTGGACGTTACGCGCGCTGTTGAGCACCGCGCGGATGAAGCTGCGCCCCATCTGGCCCCATGTCGGGCCCTTGGGCGAGTGCAGCCCGACGTTGGACCACATCTTGCGTTTAGCAAAGGGGCCATCGGTGACAACGAATTCACAGGCGAGGTAGACCGCACCGGTGTCGAAGGACTGGGTTGCATAGCCGCCGGTCCAGCCTTGTGTGTGATCATCGTGGCCACCGGGCTTGATGGTCATGCGCACGGGCACGGAGATACCGCGCGGGATCAGGTCAAAGCCCCCTTGCTGGGCTTCGGCGTCGTTGAAGTCATTCCAATTGTTCGGCGGTGTGGCAGGAGCCGTGGCGTGGTCATAGGTGTTCATAGGGTGTCCTTTCAATTCGTGTGTTCGGTGTTGGGATTGGTCGCGGGGGTCTGGCCGAGGCACTTGGCGATGAGCCGACCCAGATGGGGTTCTTCAATGGGGTCCAGGCGGCCACTGCGGTCTTTGCTGGGATAGCCAAAGCTGTTGTCCGCCCCCGTCACAAAGCCCCTGTAGGTCGAGCCGTCATCGGCTTTGAGCACAGCCAGCGTCACCACTTCATCGAGCACGCCAGGCAGTTCCAGCGCGGTCTTGCTGCCTTCGAGCTGCAGCTGGTAGAAGCGGCGGTTGAAGTCATCGGTCTTCTCTTCGAGGATGGCGACGTAGATGACGTGCTTGTCACGCACGTGCTGCAGGTGCGTGAGCGCCGTGATCATTTCCTGGCCCAGCAGGCCATAGGCGCCACGGTTGTCGGGCTTGCCGGTTTTCTCGCTGAAAGCCTGCGGCTGGGTTTTGCACCAGGCCAGACACAGACGGGAGAGCACAGTCAGGCTGTCCACAAAGTAGGTGTCGTACTTGGCCAGTTGCGCCGGATCGCCGTAGGTGGCACAGACATGGTCGTAATGCGCCTTGGAGAAGGCCTGGTCAGCCGATGCGGTGGGCATGGGCCCGGCCAAGAAGACCACAAGGTCACGGAACTCCTGCCAGGTGCGCGGGCGCACCGTGTCACCCGGCCAGTCCTTAACCGAGAGGTCGCCAGCTTCGAGATCCACGAACAGGGTGGTCTTGGGCGGCAGGGTCCGCAACTGCGTGGTCTTGCCAACGCCAGGAAACCCCACCAGGCCAACCTTGGCGCTGTGCCGTTCTTTGAGCCGTTCTTCGGCGGAGATGATGGGCAACATCACTGTGCTCCCTCAGCGGCCGAGGGCTTGCGCAAGGTGAACTTGGCTGCCTTGGGCTTGACCGTTCGCGCTGCCATGAAGGGCTGGCGAAACACCTCGGGCCAGGCCTTGAAGCGGGATTCGCTCACGCTGTACTTGGCCGAGATGAACTCGGTCGGATCCTGGCCGGCAGCCACCATGCGGCTCCAGATGGCCTGCAGCGCCTTCTGATCCCAGGACACGTCCTTGCTGACCTCGACCGTGACGTCGAAGTCGCCGTCAATGACGTGGGTGGTACCGGTGTCCTTGTTGTCCGCGAGTAGCTGGGCCTTGGCCTCTTCGCCGTAGCGCATGTCCAGACCGGCCTGGATCATGTTGGACAGCGCTGCCAGCTCGGACTTGGCCGCCGCTTCGAAACGCTTGAGGTCAGCCACATGGGTCAGCGGCAGATCACGAATGACCGTGGCCGACAACTCCATGAACGGAACAGGCAGTGAAATGCCGCTGCGTTGGAAGGCAGCCTCGAGTGCCGAGGATTCGGCGGTGGTTGTGGTGAGCGTGCTCATGCGGCCACCGCCTTACTGGTGCTGGCACGCATGCTGTCTTCCTCGAACGCACGGATGTCTTCGAGGCGATAGCGGACCTGGCCACGCAGTTTCAGAAAGATGGGGCCAATGCCCTCAGCACGCCACCGCTCGATGGTGGATTCACTGAGTTGCCAACGCTCTGCCAGCTGACTCTGTGAGATGTGTGTAACGATTTCGGACGCTTGCACGTGAATCTCCTTGATGGTTGATGAGCCCTGGTTTCTGGCCACTTGGGAGCGGCGCTAACCAGTGCTGGCATTGCATCAATCGAGATTCCACAAAACGTTCTGCAGATTCTGCAGAAACGTTCTGCAAAACGGTTTCGTGCTGCCGAATCGTTCTGCGAGACGTTCAGCAAGTGCTATTAGCCCGTTCTACAGAACGCAAAAAACCCGGCCTGCGTTGTGCGGGGCCGGGTCATCTGAAGGGGTAAAAAGATGTGCGACTTGGGGGCGGATCAGCGCAACCAGTCACGATCGCCATCTGGGATGATCAGCGCATACTCCTTGTCGCCGAAGATGTACCGGATGAAGGTTTTGTAGACCAGTG